TTCTTTACACTTTCTTCTTCACCTTCATATGATTCTATACATTCTTTTACAATCTCAACAAATTCTTCATCTTCTTCAATAGTGATTGCTTCATCAAGAATAATAGTATTATCAATAATTTCATGCTTTACACTATTCTCAATAATTTCAATAAGTTTAGTCTCATCAGCCTTCTTTAATTTTCTATTAATATAGATTCTTAAAAACTTATCTTTATATTGATCAATATCATCAAAATTATATTCATTATTGATATTAATCTTAACAAATATATCATCAACTAATGATTTTGATATAATATTATTTTTTTCAATTACAATTATTCTCTTCTTATCATCATAATCATTCCAATCTAATTGACATATATCACCAATATAGATAATATTTCCAATTTCTTGGGTTAAATGAAAATGACCAGAAAAGACTCTTTCAAATTTCTTGAAATAATCTGATTTTAAAGAACTACCACAAAGTATACCTTTTGTCATTTGTGCACCATTAATATCAAAATGGCCAAAACAATATTTTGCATTAGATTTCTTTATGAATTTCATGCATATTTCTGAATTTTCTTTATTCATCCAAGGTACAAATAAACATAAATCATTGTCAATGGTAATCTCTTTAGGTCTATTATCTATAATAGTAACATTTTCAAAATCTCCAAATAATTCATTAGGAGCATTTAATTTATTAGTATTTTTATAATAAGCATCATGATTACCAACAACTATTATATAATTTAGTTCAGGATCTATTATATGTTTTTTAATAATTTGTAGTGTAGTATAAGTAATATACTTCCTATTATCACAAATATCTCCTGTTAATATAACCGTTTTTATGCCTTGCTTTTTAATAGATTCAATTATATTTAAATAAGACTGGATCTGATATTCAACAAAAATATCATGATCCTCCTTTTTACCAAAATGTAGGTCTCCTATTATAGCATACATATCTATCTATTATTTCTCGCTTTAATAAAATTTAATGCTTTTGGACCAACTATAGACCAATTAACACTTTCTTTATTAAAACATGAACGATAATTTAATGGACAACCAAAGGCAGCATCATCAATATATAAATTAGCAAAAATCTTCTTACTTTTGTTCCAAGATTCCTGATCTGGATTATTATTTATACCATATAGAGGAATATTATTTGCATTCAAATAATTTACTGCATCTTGGAGTTCTTTTCCATCTCTAATTGTATATAGAATAATTTTTGCTCCTTCATCAATCCATCTTTTCATCCATTTAATAGCACCAGGATTATCATTTCCAATATTTGGATAGGCAAAATCAACAATAGTTCCATCAAAATCTACTGCTATAACTGTTTCCATTTTATCTCATACCTCTTATATATTGTCCCTTTTTAGATGAATCCCAAAATACTTTTCCTTTTAGCTTGAATTTTGTTACAATTTTGTCAATATGTCTTCTCTTCTTATAATTCTCAAAACTCTCATCTGGTAATCTACCAAGACTATTTGATGAAATAGCATTTAGCATATCATTAGTTGTATCTGGTAGAATTTCTTCTGTTTCTATTACTTCCTCTTCAATTTTCATATCTGTATCCATAAATTCCTCTCTTAGTAAGTTTAAAATTAAATTATTATCAAAATTATTAATTTTTAATATATCATGTTTATTACTATTTGTCAATTCTTTATTAGAATCAACTACTATAACATTATTATAATGATTTCTAGCTACCAATTCAGCTATTTCATGGCCATTTCCTGAATCACCAACTATTAATATCTTTGTATTATCCATTTTCATGCACAGGATAATATGATTCTGTTTCAAAAACTCTTAGAAATGTCTCTAATTCTGCTTCATTTGATGTATCTAAATCTACTTTATGACCAATATTCCTTATTATTTTATAAATATTACTTAGAAATGTTGTTCTTTTTAAAGGTTTATTGTCAATAAATCCAATAACATATGAACTTCCAACATAAAAAAATGAATTTGCTGCTATAAGATATTTCTTAATTTTTTTATCAGTAATGCCATAATACTCACCTAGAATCTGAAATAATTTATCAGTCATAATTTCAGTTTCAATTGCTAATTCATATATAATATCATGCATCACTAGTCCAATTTCAATATCTGTAAGTCCTTTTAATTGTTCCATTTATTCTCCTTTGCTACAAGGTTTTGTTTTAATTTTTATAATTCTAGCATATGATCTTTCTGTACATTGTCTTTTAAGTTCTCTGAAAGCAGATTTGTAACAAGAAAATTCTCTATTATTAAGATTAACTGAATCAAATTCATTTTTCTCCCAAGAAAATTTCCACCAGAATGGTATACCAAAAATAATAGTTCTTCTTTCAACTCCCCAACTACTATCTTTTATTTTTCCAGTATTATCAATTCTTTGTCTTTCTACTACTCTATATTCAAATTTTCTATACCAAGTTTCTCTTTTTATTCCCATTTATTTCTCCTTTAATTTGGCAATCTGACTCTTGGGATTTCATCAAGTTCAGTCATTTTCTGAAATCCCCAGCAAAGAACAGGATTTTCATATGTACCCTCTTCTCCTGTAATCTGATTAATATATGTTGACTGAAATTCTGGCTCAGTCTTAAACCACTTTAACCAAGCCTTTCCATATCCATTAAATCCAAAAGATCTTCCGAACCAAGTACCAGATTCTGACTGAGCCATCTGGACTCTTCTTCCATATGTATCATGTCCAGTACAACATCTAGTTGCTTTTGCCATTTTATTTCTCCGGGATTAAAGGTTTATGTATGTTGCTAACTTCTAGATCTAATATAAACAATTTGTCAAGAAAAGTAAACAATTATTTTTAATATTTTTCCGGGCTAATTATTGAGAGAGGAGAACTCCAGGGAGAAATTTAGCACTAATTATTCTCCTAATACTATCCACTCAATTAATCCCAACCACAAGACCTATTATAACATAAAAAAAGCAATTGTCAAAAAAAAGTCAAAATAATTTAAAAATTTTGCATTATATACATATTTTTATTAAAAGTAAACAATTATTTGACAATTATAATAATTTATTATATTATTATAGTAACCTAAACCTTAAAGTAAGGATTTATATGCCTAAAAAGAATTATATAGACAAAAAAATATTACAAGAAGAAATAGTTAAATACAAAGAAACAAACATAATTTCAGAAGAATTACATTTAATGCTTTTTGAAATGTGTAATAGAATTGGAAATAAGCCTAATTTTGTAAATTATACATTCAAAGAGGATTTTATTTATGTAGCATATGATAGATGCTTATACGCATTAGATAAGTATAATACTAATAAAAAAAATCCGTACGGTTATTTTACAACTGTAATTTATAATAGAATCTTATATACTATATTTAAAGAAAGACAAGAAAAAGAGAAAAAGGAAAATTTAAGAGAAATTCTATTCAATGAGATAGTAGATAGATATCCAAATGTAGATAGTCGTCTTTTCTTCGAAGAAGATGAAAAAGTAAATAATTAAAATAAAAGGACTATTTACTTATGCCACAAGAATATGCTTACGAAAATTCGTTTAAAGTAGAATTACTATCAGAGAGATATAAATCTCTTAATAATTCAATAGTTGACACTTCAATTCCAGGATTATCTATTGGAACATCTGATTATCCAACAGCAAAAAAGACTTTAATTGTTCCAGGAACAAATACAACTATAGAAGAGTTAAGATTAACATTTATGCTAGATGAAGATTATACTAATTGGAGACTTGTCTATTCATGGCTAAATAATTTATCTAGTTTTTCAGAACTAAATGATGATTTTACAGATATAACTGATATTGGTATTCATATACTAAATAATAAGCTAAACCACGAATTTGTAATACAATTAGAAGATTGTTTTCCAATATCATTATCAGAAATTCCACTAAATAGCCAAATTAATTCAACAACAGCCATAAAATTTGATGTGACATTTGTTGTAAATGGTATTAATATAGAAGATTAAAAGGATTGAGATATGAAATTTGATGAACTAACAGAGATGGTTAAGTCTGATTTTGAATTAAATGAACATCAATTAGAGTCAAAAATAAGAGAGATACCAAATTTACATAATAAGTATTTAAGATATTTTTTTAAAGAGAAAACAAAGTTAATAACACTTGAAAATGAGTTAAATTTACTATTTAGAGAAAAATGGTATTATTATATGAATGATTTTGACTATGCAGTCCAAAAAAGTCATTTAACTTGGCATGTTGAGTCAGATCCAGAATATAGTAAACTATTAGTAAAATTTAATAAACAGAAGCATTTGGTTGATTTTTTTGAACAAACACTTAAGAAATGTAATACTCTTAGTTT